TGGGAAACACAACAAGGTGGTGAATACTATGCTGCTGGTGTTGGATCTGCAATTACAGGTCGTGGTGCCGATCTCTTGATTATTGATGACCCACATACTGAACAAGACGCCATGAATGCACAAGCATTAGATAGAACTTATGAGTGGTATACATCAGGACCAAGACAACGTCTTCAACCTGGCGGATCTATTATTGTAATTATGACTCGTTGGAATGAAAAAGATTTAACAGGTAGATTGTTAAGTGCACAAAAAGAAGTTAAAGCAGATCAATGGGAGATCGTAGAATTTCCTGCCATCATGCCTTCAGGTGAACCCGTGTGGCCTGAGTATTGGAAAAAAGAAGATTTAGAATCTGTTAAAGCTTCTATACCTTTGTCAAAATGGAATGCACAATACATGCAGAACCCAACATCAGAAGAAGGTGCATTAATAAAACGTGAGTGGTGGAAACCTTGGGAGGATGAAGAGCTACCTCCGCTGGAACATGTAATACAATCTTACGATACAGCTTTTATGAAAAAACAAACTGCAGACTTTAGTGCGATAACGACATGGGGAGTCTTTCGTCCATCAGAAGATGATCCACCAAATTTAATTTTAGTCGACATGATAAAAGGTCGATACGAATTCCCAGAGCTTCGTAGGATCGCGCTTGAACAATACGGCTACTGGAATCCAGAAACAGTTATCATTGAAGGTAAGGCATCTGGTCTGCCACTAACTTATGAGTTGCGTAAGATGGGGATACCTGTTATAAATTTTACACCTAGTAAAGGCAACGATAAGCACACTAGGGTTAACGCAGTTTCTCCGATGTTTGAATCGGGACTGATATGGGCGCCCAAAGAAATGGAATTTGCACAGGAAGTAATTGAAGAATGTGCTGCTTTTCCTTATGGAGACCATGACGACTTAGTCGATTCCATGACCCAAGCGTTAATGAGATTTAGACAAGGTGGGTTGATTTCTCACCCTGAAGACTATATAGATGAACCTGTAGTTCAAAAACAAAGGACATATTACTAATGGAAGAAGAACGATTTGAAGATGTGATTGATGCCTACGAATCTGGTGTAGGAGTTGAGAGTGGAGAATCCTTGACTGATTACATAAAAAGGAATAATATAAAAATTAAGGAAATCGAAACAGATCTTAGAGATCTTAACACTTTAGGAAGTAGACCCATGGAAAAAGAAGGCATAATGCAAATGGCATCATACGAGCCAGGAAATTACGATCCACAATTAATCGAAGCATACGAACAGTACAAGTTCGATATGAACGAACAAAGACCGGGCATGCCTATCATGGAGATTGATGATTTTATTAGAATGGAATTAGGTCCACAACAGGAGGCTAGAAGAATTGATCCTCCTATTGAAGAAGTTGTAAGAGAATTTATTAGAGTCAACGGAAGAAAACCAAATTCACTTGAAGAACTAAAAGAGTTTTTTGAAATGAGAATGGGGACAGCAGCAAAACCTGAAATGAAAATGATTGCTGATTTAGTTGAAGAAGACAAAAGCAGAATTACTTTAGCTGGTGGATCTTTCCCTGATCTATCTGGTGACGGTCAAATCACACAAAAAGATATCTTAATCGGTAGAGGTGTTATCGATAGAGACGACAAACAATCTGGCGGTATAGCAGCAATACTAGGAGTTTAAATTGAAACTCCATCAGTACAATGAAATGATGGCGTATCTTACGCGTCCTAAATTTCAAGACGGCGGACCAGTTGTACCACCTGAAAAACCACCTAGCGATATACTCTTTAAAAGAAAAATTAATAATTTACTAACTGGCTTTTATGGAACGACAGGATCTAAAGGATTTCTTGTAGACGAGATACAAAGTGTATTAGACGAAGCAGAGAAAAAAGGTGTCCTTTCAAAAGAGGACGGACTTAACTTTGTAAGAGAAAGAAAAAAATATTATGATAATTACTTTGCAGACAGAGCACAGAAACAAAGACTACGTGGCGTTGTAGAGGGTATTGGAACTGTAGATAGAAAAGAATTTTATAAAGGAGAGTTAGTCACTGATGGTCCTAACAAGGGTAAGTACAAAGTTAAATTTGCTGGTAAAAGTAATGCTCCAACATATCCTGATAAATTTGTAGGAACACATTTTGGAACTAAAGAAGAAATAGAAAAATTAATTTCAGATAGAAAAGAATTTACAGCAGAGAGTGTAAAAACAAAAGTAAACCCTGCAAAACAACAGGGTGAAAAAACTCTAAAAGCTTTAATTGATGATACGTTTGCAAAAGGAGATTTTGAAAATTTTAAAATAAAATTACAACCTAGCACTGTTGCAGCAGCAGAAAGAAAAGGTAAAACAAGAACTGATCTTGGTGGAAAAGTCCCTCAACAATATATAGGTAAATTTAATAGAGCTATGGAAGCAGGGCCAGATTCTGATTTATTTAAAGAGTTAATGAAAGTAACAGGGAGAACCGAACAAGAATTATTAGAATTAGATTCTAAAAGACCTGGAGGTAAAGTAGATCCAAAAATAAGATCTGAAAGAGCATTAGAGTTTGGAGGCAATGAGAGAAGACTCACTGATGAAGAATTAAAAGAACGAAAAAAATTTTATCAAAAAACAAGATCTGAAAAAGAAGCTCCAGGAAAAAAATATGCTAGTTCAGAAGACATGTTAAGATTTAACACTGTTAGAGAACAGAGAAAAGATTTAAACAAATTTTTTATAAACAATCCAGATGCAATTAATAATACAAAGTTTGGTGAAAGAATAAAGATATTATTAGAAACCAGACTTGATAAGGATGGAAATATAATACGAAGAAAAACAGATTCAAAAGGTACACCTTTAAATGATGAGTATTATAAAAAGTTAGCAGCAAAGGGAAAGATATTTGATATCTTTGATATTAATAAAATATCAAAAGGACAGCGTAGCACTAAATTTGCAACAAATTTAAATATTACTCCTAGTCAATTTAATAGTGCATTTATAGAAGGACAAGTAAATAAATTTTTTAAAAAAGGTGGAAAGTTTCATGGAGACACTGAAAAATTAAATAAGATAGATAAATTTTTAAATGACGTAGGTGTACGTGTAGACATAGAAGATGTTGGAAGAATAGGAGCTGACATGGGTGTAGCTTATGATTCTAAGACAGGTAAGTTTCCTCACATTTATAGAACTTTAAAAAAGATGGATATACCAGATACGTTATTACTTAAAATAAATCCAAAACCAAATATTCCAAATGTTGACATAGCTGCTAATTTACCTGAACCAGAAAAGACTACACAACGAAATATGTTTGATAGATTTAATCAAAGAATAAAAAATGTTGGTGATGTTTACAAAAGTATTAGACCTGGCATAGATGCTTTTACAACTGCTTTCCCTGGTAAAGCAGATAATGCGTTGGCAGCTGCAATAGACTTTCCAATGATGTATATGTCTGGAGCTCCTTTTACTCAAGCTGCTGCTAGTGCAGGGTCTATGTTTTTAAATAATCCTAATATTGGTAAAATGGCAAACGTTGCTTTAGAACAAGCTGCTTTAAGCGATGAAGAAAAGTTTTTAAAAAGAGCGACCGAGAGAAGAGAAGGTCTTGAATCTATGCTAAAAAAAATACCTGCAAGATTTAAAGAAACTATAGGTGTAAAAGATGAAACAGAAGAATTCGTACCCTAAGAAATGGCTCCTGCCGCCTGAATCAGGACCCACGCCTCAAGGGTTGAATATTAATTATAATACTGTTAGAACAGTTAAATTGGAGAAAACAAATGGCAGACAAAATAGACAAGTCCTTGACGCAAGGACCAAGAGGATCGGTTAAATTACCTGGTGAGGAAGAGGTTCAATCAGCTGTAGAAGAAGTAGCAGTAGAAGAGCAACAGGCACCAGGGCCCATAGAAACAACAGAGTTAGAAGATGGATCTGTTGAATTAAATTTTGATCCGAACGCAGCATCACCAGAAGGTGGTGATGAGCATTATGCAAACTTAGCAGAATTTTTACCAGACGAAGTATTAAACGAATTAGGAAGTGACCTTACAGGAAAATATAACGACTACAACGCATCAAGAAAAGATTGGGAACAATCATACACAAAAGGTTTAGATCTTTTAGGATTTAAATATGATATGCGAACAGAACCATTTCAAGGAGCAAGTGGTGCAACGCATCCAGTATTAGCAGAAGCAGTTACACAGTTTCAAGCTTTAGCTTACAAAGAATTATTACCAGCCAACGGACCGGTTAGAACACAAGTCGTTGGTGCACCTAATCAAGAAAAAACACAACAAGCAGAACGTGTCAAAGATTACATGAATTACGAGCTCATGGAAAGAATGCCTGACTATGAGCCCGACTTTGATTCAATGCTCTTTTATCTCCCTCTCGCAGGTTCAGCGTTTAAAAAAGTTTATTACGATGAACTTGACCAAAGAGCAGTATCAAAGTTTGTACCGGCAGATGATTTGATTGTCCCTTATTCGGCTACCTCATTAGACGATGCGGAGGCAGTCATTCACCGGTTAAAAGTTTCTAAAAACGATTTACGAAAACAACAGGTTGCAGGTTTTTATAGAGACATAGAACTTGGTACACCTGGTTATGAAGAAAACGATGTTGAGAAAAAAGAAAGAGAACTTGAAGGACAAAGAAAATCTAACGACGATGATGTTTATACTTTATTAGAATGTCATGTTAATTTAGATCTAGAAGGTTTTGAAGATCAAGACGAAGCAGGTGATCCTTCAGGAATAAAAATTCCATACATCGTAACAATAGAATTAGCTACAAGAAATGTTTTATCTATTAGAAGAAATTATGAAATTGGAGATCCGAACAAAATTAAGATTCCATATTTTACCCATTTTAAATTTTTACCTGGGTTAGGTTTCTATGGCTTCGGTCTCATCCATATGATTGGCGGTCTGTCTAGAACTGCAACAGCAGCTCTTCGTCAACTATTGGATGCGGGTACGCTCTCCAACCTACCCGCAGGATTTAAAATGCGTGGCATTAGAATTAGAGATGACGCGCAATCAATTCAACCTGGTGAGTTTAGAGATGTAGATGCGCCGGGTGGAAATTTAAAAGATTCATTTATGATGCTGCCTTTCAAAGAACCATCAGCTACATTATTAAACTTAATGGGTATCGTAGTTAATGCAGGTCAAAGATTTGCATCGATTGCAGATTTACAAGTTGGTGATGGTAACCAACAAGCTGCTGTAGGTACAACAGTTGCATTATTAGAACGAGGAAGCAGAACAATGTCTGCTATTCACAAAAGAATTTACTCTGCTCTTAAACAAGAATTCAGATTATTAGCAAGAGTATTCAAGTTATATCTACCACCGGAATATCCGTATGACGTAGTTGGGGGTCAAAGAATGATTAAACAACAAGACTTTGACGATAGAGTAGATATAGTGCCAGTTGCTGATCCCAACATCTTTTCACAAACTCAGCGTATTTCCCTCGCGCAAACAGAGTTGCAGCTGGCAACATCAAATCCACAAATGCATAATATGTATCAAGCGTATAGAAATATGTATGAAGCATTAGGAGTAAAAGATATTGACACCTTATTAGTCAAACCGCAGCCACCACAACCGATGGATCCTGCGTTAGAAAATATTATGGCAATGAGTGGTAAACCTTTTCAAGCTTTCCCTGGTCAAGATCACAGAGCTCACATTACTTCGCATTTAAATTTTATGGCAACTAACATGGCAAAAAATAATCCAATGGTAACTGCTGCATTAGAAAAAAATATTATGGAACACATTTCTTTAATGTCTCAAGAACAAATTGAATTAGAGTTCCCACAAGAATTACAACAATTAGCAATGATGGCACAAGATCCAAACATGGCACAAGCTGCACAACAGATCAGTCAAAAGATTGAATCTAGAAAAGCTGTGTTGATTGCTGAAATGTTAGAAGAATTCTTAAAAGAAGAACGAGAAGTTACATCAGGTTTAGGAAACGATCCTATCGCTAAGCTAAGAGAAAGAGAATTAGACTTAAAAGCTATGGACGATGCACGTAAAAAACGTGAAGGTGAGGAAAGATTAAACTTAGATCGTATGAAAGCGATGATGAACCAGTCTGATAAACAAAATAAGTTAGAACAAAATGAAAAATTAGCAAATTTAAGAGCTGATACATCAATTGAAAAGACAATTTTAAGTAAATCAATACCTAATGTAGACAAAATGATACCAAGTATAGAGATTGAAAAGTATAAAGGAGAAAATAGGTGAAAAAAGAACAGAAAAAGGTTAAAAAGGTAATGAAAGAGTTCAAAAAAGGAACTCTAAAGATTGGTGGCTCTGATAAAAAGGTAAAAAATCGTAAACAAGCGATAGCAATAGCTTTAAATAGAGCTGGTATTAATAAAAATAGGAGGAACAATGGCAAAAAAAGATAAATTTTTTGTAGAGTCCGAAGAAATAGGTATTCCATCTCAAAATATTGAGTTAGATCCTAGATCTGTAACTACTGCAGATGGTATGCAGAGAAATTACATACCAACTGGAGATGAAGTTGAGGTCAGAGGAACTAAAAGAATGCTTAAGGACAAAAAGAAAACAGCTAAGTGGTACTAACATGTGGTTGTCGGCAATTAAATTAGCCGTCTCTGCAGGAAGTAAAATTTATGCTAACAAGCAGAAGACGAAGATGGCAATGTCAGAAGCGCAGCTTATGCACGCTACTAAGATGGCCCAAGGTGAGGAACAATACCAGGGAAAACTTTTAGAAGCTAGACAATCGGACTGGAAAGACGAAGTCGTTCTCATAATTTTAAGTTTGCCCGTGGTGGTGCTGGCGTGGGCAGTCATCAGTGATGATCCAACAGCGATGGACAAAGTAAAATTGTTCTTCGAGATGTTCTCACAGCTCCCGTCATGGTTTACTAATTTGTGGATCCTTGTCGTGGCGTCAATATATGGTATAAAGGGTACACAAATATTTAGAAACGGAGGTAAAAAATAATGGCAAATCCTAGATTTAACAAACAAGTTGCACAACCAAGAGTCGCTAGAGCTGGTGGTGGAATGGGTATGGTTTCTGGCAAAAGAAGAAGAGATGAAGCTTCTGGTTTTTATTCACCTGACATGGGGATGAGAGGCGGAGCTATGATGAAAAAGGGAGGAAAAGTGAAAAAAATGAAAATGAAGAAAAAAATGAAACAAGGTTTCAAAGATAGAAAAGATGAATCTATTGCAATGAGAATCAAAAAGAAAAGAACTCCAAAGCAATTAAAAGCTAGCAGAGATGAGTCTTATGGAAAATTTGGTTCTAAGATGAAGAAAAAAGGCAAGATCAATAGATAATGTCTAAACAAAAACTTCAGGAAATGTTGAAAATGCTTCAACAGGGTAAGAAGAAAAAGAAAAAACCTGCAAAGCCTTCTGCACGTTTGGAGGCTTTGAAAGGAAAAAAATTTTTTAGACGTGGAGGTAAAGCATAATGGCAGGTCCAGGTTTATACGCTAACATCCATGCTAAAAGAAAACGTGGTGGTAAGATGCGAAAGAAAGGTGCAAAGGGTGCACCAAAAGCATCTGACTTTAAACGTGCAAAACAAACAGTGAGGAAAAAATAATGACTAAACTATGTCCTAGAGGTAAAGCCGCAGCGAAGCGAAAATTTAAAGTGTACCCGTCGGCATACGCGAATGCATACGCCTCTAAAATTTGTGCCGGTAAAATTAAAGATCCGTCTGGTGTAAAACGAAAAGATTTTAAAGGACGTAAACCAGCAGCTAATGGTGGATTAATTGTTGATGAAGATATGACAACAATGATGGAAGTGTAATGGCAAAAAATGGTCTTGATAAATGGTTCAAACAAAAGTGGGTGGACATTGGAAGTAAAAAGAAAGATGGTTCTTTCTCAAAGTGTGGAAGATCAAAACAAAAGAAAGATGCAAAACGTAAATATCCAAAATGCGTCCCACTTGCTAAAGCAAGATCTATGTCAGAAGGACAAAGACGTTCAGCTGTAAAAAGAAAAAGAGCAGTAGCACAAGGTGTCGGTGGTAAACCAACTAACGTCAAAACATTTGCAAAGAGAACTAAGAAAGCAGATGGTGGAGATGCAATGGTTAGACAAGCGCAAAAAAATTATATCGGAAGTTATGTATCAGGAGATTTAGGAGGAGTAAATGTAGGAAATAAATCTTACGCAAAATATTATTCTAATCCTGGTTTTAAAATGCCAAAAATATCATGATGGTTGAGAGAATAACAATGGCTAAAGGTGGAATGCCACCTAGAAATAAAAAAAATTTTCGTCCTACTAAAAAAGGTGCGGGAATGACAAAGGCTGGTGTAGCCGCTTATCGAAGAGCTAACCCAGGTTCAAAATTAAAAACAGCAGTGACGGGTAAAGTAAAACCTGGATCTAAAGATGCTAAACGTAGAAAAAGTTTTTGCGCTCGTAGTGCAGGGCAAATGAAAAAATTTCCAAAGGCTGCTAAAGATCCTAATTCTAGACTACGTCAAGCTAGAAGGAGATGGAAATGTTAATAGACTTTTTTAAAAAAATATTAGGACTAGACAAAATAGATTATAGAATTAGACAATTAGAGAGAGCAAAATATTGGAAGGAAAAATATGAAAAAACAAAAAATTAAAAAAGTTATGAAAGGTTTGCAAAAAGCATCAAAGACTCATGCTGCTCAAGCTAAAACACTGAAAGGAGTATTAAATGGCGGATCCAAAAAAAGGAACAGGAAAAAAACCTAAAGGCAGTGGTAGAAGGCTTTACACTGATGAAAACCCAAAAGACACTGTTGGAATCAAGTTTGCAACGCCAGCGGATGCGAGGAAAACTGTTGCGAAAGTTAAAAAAGTCTCTAAACCGTTTGCTAGGAAAATTCAAATTCTAACTGTTGGTGAACAGCGAGCCAAAGTTATGGGTAAATCAAAAGTCGCTGCTATATTTAAGAAAGGCAAAGATGCTATCAGAAGAACTCGTAGTAATAAGTAGACTACAAAAAATATTAAAAGACGAATACCATAACATCGGAGAAAGTATGATGTCTGGTACAGTTGACAATATGGAAAAATATAAGTATATGCTAGGACAAGCACATACGTGTTTAAAAATTTTACAGGAAATCTCTAACCTGCTAAATGAAAAGGAGCAAAAAAATGAAAAAGGAACAGTCATCAAACTCGACACCAAAAGTTAAATATGCTTTGGCGGAAAAGTATGATCAAGAGAATAAAGAAAAAAATCAAAAAGAAGTTGACGCTTACGAGCGTTTAAAAACTAAAGAATCTGAAAAGCTACCAAGACCAACTGGGTGGCGTATGTTAATTTTACCATTTAAGATGAAAGAAAAATCTAAGGGTGGAATTATTTTTGGACAAGAAACTTTAGAAAAACAACAAGTTGGTTCCACATGTGGACTTGTGTTAGCACAAGGTCCAGATTGTTATAATGACAAAACTAGATATCCAGAAGGCCCGTGGTGCAAGACAGGTGATTGGGTACTCTTTGCTCGTTATGCAGGATCAAGAATTCAAATTGACGGGGGTGAAGTACGTTTGCTAAATGACGATGAAGTATTAGCTACTATAGATAACCCTGAAGATATACTTCATCAATACTAATCATAGAAGGAGAAAACTATGCCAGATACAGACGATCTGAAAAAAACAGTTGACCTCGATACTTCCGGTCCAGCGATGGACGTCGATGTACCTGAAACAAAAGAGGAAGACGTAATAGAACAGAAAGAAGCTCCAGTTGAAGAGCCAACAGTAAGAGCTGTTGAAGAAAAAAAAGAAAGCACTGTCGAAGATAGACATGAAGAAAAGAAAGACGATACAGAATTAGAACGATATAGTGATAGCGTTCAAAAGAGAATAGCTAAATTAACAAAAAAATGGAGAGAAGCTGAACGACAAAAAGATGAAGCTTTAACTTATGCTCAACGTGTCTTAAGAGATAAAAAAGAAACAGAAGCTAAGCTCTCTAAAATAGAACCTAACTTTCTTAAAACAAGTGAAGAAAGTATTGTGTCTGGTGTTGAAGCAGCAAAAGCAAAACTTGCAGCAGCTAGAGAAGCAAATGATCTAACAGCTGAAGCCGAAGCTATGCAATCAATATCTGAATTAGGTTTTAAGAAGGCTAGACTTGAAGAAGCTAAACTCGCTAGGGAGAACCTAGAAAAACAACCGGCGAAACCCGAAGTTAATTTAACAAGACAACCAGCTGCACAACCACCTGATCCTAAAGCTGAAGCATGGAGTGAAAGAAATTCATGGTTTGGACAGGATACAGCAATGACTTATACAGCCTTTGATCTTCATAAAAAGTTAACTGAACAAGAAGGTTTTGACCCATCAAGTGACGAATATTATTCGGAAATAGATAAGAGAATAAGACTTGAATTTCCGCATAAGTTTGCTAATAATAGTGATTCAGGAGAAAATACACGACCTGCTCCGGTACAAACAGTAGCTTCAGCGAAGCGAAGTACCAAATCTGGTCGCAAAACTGTGAGGCTCACACCATCACAGGTAGCAATCGCTAAAAAATTAGGTGTGCCACTTGAAGAATATGCGAAACAATTAAACATCACGAAGGAGGCTTAAGCATATGGAAAATAATAATGAAAAGAAAACCTCTCGTGCGAGTCAGACTAGAGAAAAAACAGCTCATAAAAAAGTTTGGACTCCACCATCAGCATTAGATGCGCCCCCTGCGCCTACAGGTTTTAGGCACAGATGGATAAGAGTTGAATCTTTAGGATTCCAAGACACTAAAAACGTCGCTGGAAGAATAAGATCAGGATACGAATTAGTGAGAGCTGACGAATATCCAGATTCAGACTTTCCCATTGTAGAGGACGGAAAATATAAGGGGACAATCGGTGTTGGCGGCCTAGTGCTCGCTAGGGTACCAGAAGAGATCGCGCAACAAAGACAAGAGTACTATGCTAAACAGCATGCGGAAAAAGTCGAAGCAGCAGATAACGATCTTATGAAGGAAGAGCACCCAAGCATGCCTATCAATATTGATAGACAATCGCGTGTTACTTTTGGTGGCTCAAAGAAATCCTAATTAGGAATTCACAAACCATCGAGATAACATAAACCCGTACTGGAGGCCCGCAAGGGCAGGTACAACTATAAGGAGGCCTCTATGGCAAAAACTAACAAAGACGCAGCCTTTGGCTTAAGAGCTATTGGCAAAGTTGGTCAGAATAGAGACAACCAGGGTTTAGGGGAGTATAGTATATCATCTGGTGATACTACTAAAATCTTCTTCCAAGATGCGGTTTCAGCAACAGCAGCAGGTACAATTCACCAAGCTGCAGCTTCTGAAGCTTTCCTTCTTGGATCACTCAACGGGGTTTTTTACACTGATCCAACAACAAGCAAGCCTACGTTTGCTAATCATTATCCGGGAACAATCGCGGCTAGTGATATTAAAGCTTTCGTAGCTGACGATCCGTACGAAAGATTTGAGATTCAATCGAACAAAGCTACTGCGCACGCGCAGACAGATGTGTTCAAGAATTTCAACATCGAAGTAACAGCTGGAGATTCTGCTAACAATGTTTCTAAATCGGAACTAAATCATAGCACATCTACAACTGGTACGGCTCAATTAAAAGTAACAGGTATTTCAAATGAAATTGAAAACAGTACAATTGGCGCTGCCAACTTGAACTTTGTTGTCATGATCAATGAGCACCTGTATAACGCTAAAAATAACGGTATATAATAGTTAGAATAGGAGAAAAAACATGGCTATATCACGAGGACAACTAGTTAAGGAACTAGAACCAGGCCTGAATGCACTATTCGGACTGGAATACAAACGTTATGAGAATCAGCATGCAGAGATATATGTAACAGAAACTTCAGACAGAGCGTTTGAAGAAGAAGTTATGTTATCTGGTTTTGCAAATGCTGCAGTTAAACCGGAAGGTTCTGGCGTAGTTTTTGACAATGCTCAAGAAACTTACACAGCTAGATACACTATGGAAACTGTTGCACTAGCGTTCGCGATCACTGAAGAAGCGATCGAGGACAACTTGTATGACAGACTTGCGTCTAGATATACAAAAGCATTAGCTAGATCCATGGCGAATACTAAACAAATCAAAGCAGTCGATCCGCTTATCCAAGGTTTACCAACTACGGATAATTTTGATTCAGGTGATGGTGTTTCTTTATTTAACACTGCTCACCCAACAATCGCGGGCACTGTATCAAACACGTTAGCGGTACAAGCTGACTTGAATGAAACTTCATTAGAGCAATCATTAATCGATATTGCTGCAATGACAGACGAAAGAGGTCTAAAAATTGCTGCAAGAGGTGTTAAAATGATCGTTCCAAGTGAACTTCAATTCACTGCTGAAAGACTTATGAAGTCTCAAGGTAGAACGTCAACTGCTGATAATGACATTAACGCAATCGCGTCAATGGGAATGATTCCACAAGGTTACAGAGTTAACAACTTCTTAACTGACACGGATGCGTTCTACATTATCACTGATGTGCCTAACGGTATGAAGTATTTCGAAAGAACTCCAATCAGAACAGCGATGGAAGGTGATTTCGATACTGGAAACGTAAGATACAAAGCTAGAGAAAGATACAGATTCGGTGTATCTGACTACAGAGGTATCTTTGGTGTTGAAGGTGCGTAATACTTAAAAAATTTGAGGCGGGCCACAATCCCGCCTCATTTTAAAGATAGAAAGAATAATGACTAAAATTCTAGTAAATATCTGGGCTTATGAACATCACGCTAAATTTATTGTTGAGTGTGAAGATAACTCAGCCTCACTAGAAAAAGCTATACTTGACAAGTTGGGAGAAAAAAGTATAGTTTGGGAAAATCTTGGAAACTCTTATAGTGACAAGATTAACAGAATAACCTATGAGGAGGTTATCGATGGAACAGATGATGCAACACTTGAACGACCTATATTTGAAAAAGAAGGGTCTGGATCTACAGTGGGAGCAAGAGCATCTTAAGGAGGGTAGATATACTCTCAATATGGTTAAGATAGACCGACAAGTTAGAGAAATCTTAAACCATATAAAATTAGCAGAAGCTAAAAAAGAGCATCTAGCTAATAAAGTTGAGGATGCAGCTCCGCAAGTTTCCGTAGCTACTTAATAAAAAGCTACATCGTTGGAAAAATTCCACTCCACACTACAGGCTCTCTTGCACTCTACTAAAAACTAGTATATAAAAAACTTACTGTATATAATTAGTTTATGTAGACGCGTACAGTCGACGGCCTAGAGACTACATAAACGGAAACTAGGAGGATAATACTATGGCACAAACAACGTTTGACGGACCAGTAAAATCACTTAATGGTTTTATAGGAGCAGGTCCTAAAATGATACAAGCTATCACAGGAACGGTATCTGATAGCGCAACAGACATAAATAAATACCAAGGTAAAGTATTAACTATTGGCAATGCTAATACTGTTTTTAATTTACCTGCAATCGTAGCAACAGCTGACTCTGGTGTTTCAGGTCCGGGATCTGATCCAAACACTAAGAACAATGTTGGTTTAGAGTACGAATTTCTTGTAACTGCAAATTTAACAGGTGGAAACACATTTGTTTTAAACGCAGGAACTGCAGCAGGGCACAGCGTTGCTGACGTATACGTAGGAATGGCTATTTATAATAATACAGCTACCGATCCAGGAGCAGTAACTGCTTTTGCAGCATCTCTTGATACACTAACTTTAGATGCTACTACTAGAGGTGGACTAGGTGGTGCTCACATTAAATGTAGAGCAGTCGCTGGTTTAACTTGGCAGATAGAAGCTCAATTAATTGGTAATGGTGCATTTGTTACACCATTCAGTTAATAGTTAATTAATTTTGTGGGCCTTCGGGCCCACATAAAATTTTAAGGAGAAAAAATGACAACATTTGGATCATCACAAGATGGAGTGGCGACTAACGTAACTACAGAGACTAAAACTATTCAGACTGGTAGAACTAGAGTGTACGGAGT